GCACCCCCACCTGCTGCCGCATAAGTTGAATCCCCACGCAAAAATGTTGAGCTTGAAGCCGTTCCCGATCCTAACCGTGCGGTGGGTACTGTTCCGCTTGCAAGATTCGTTGCGTTTAAAGCTGTTAAACTTGCCCCCGATCCTGACAACGGGCGATCAACTGTTATGTTGCCAGTTCCATCGGGCGTATCTATGTTTGTTACTTTTAAAGTTGAAGCCATAATTTATTTCCTTAGATTACTGTATACACTCCGTTGACTGTGACCGAATAGCTCGAACCCACGGTGATAGGGCCAACTGAACTTGCATTTTTTCCACTAGCCACCGTAATATTCTCGTTGATCTGGCCATAAGACGGGCCGCCCCCTACTGGTGATGCAACTGTACCTGATGCTCTTGCAACATTTGATCCAACTATTCCACTCATAATTTATATTCCTTTAATTATAATGTTTGATCTAAATAACTGACACAAACATCAATATTAGATGTATTAGTAGTAATGATAGATAAATGATCGGTTGCTTCCATTACAAATTTACTAGTATGTTCAAAAGTTGCACTAGCAGCTAGAGCTTGCGTATGGTAGATATAAGTGTCTGCTCCTCCTCCTCCATCATCAATAAGAAGGTTGAATACTTCTGCTGCCGCTCCTGTTTCACATATAGTTACACTTAAAACTGTATAAGTATGTCCAGATGCTACTGTAAGTAACGCTTGAACAGAAGAAGCATCACCTCTAAATGTTGCTAATTTTAAGACTTCGCTTGCCATAATTTTCTCCTAGAAGCCCAATACTAGGGCTTTACCTGTACTGGAAATTGATGGGTTCATAATTGTTGTTGATGAAGTAATGTTGTACGCTAAAATATCTAAATTAGCTCCAAGCTGTGGGGATGCGTCATCAGAAACTTCTGAAATCATACCGCTTGTTGAGACTGCGGCTACTTGCCATGCTGATCCACTGTACACTCTTAAATTATCAGCAGATGTATTGAAATAGAGATCACCAGCAGTTAATGCGTCACCATCATTATCGGTTGCTGGGTCGCTTGACTTAGCCCCTAAATAGGTATCATCAAATGTATCGGCTGAAGCGGCTGCTGCCGTTGCGGAACTTGCTGCTGCGGTGGCACTTGAAGCACTTGCCGTAGCACTGGTTGAACCTGCACTCGCACTAGATGCGGCTGCCGTGGCTGAACTTGCGGCTGCTGTCGCTTTCGTTGTTGCTGTACTCGCTGATGTGCTTGCTGCTGAAGCACTAGCCGCCCCTTTTATACTGTAATGTTTTGCTGAATATTCAGATGTGTCTACCGTATCATCTTCTGCATTAGTTGCCCACTCTTTAGCGGCACCCTTACCTGAAGTATCAGTTACACCTGTACCGCCTATAGCATACGCTTTAGAAGAGTATTCACTGCTTGCGACAGTCCCATCTGTTTTAGTAGCCCAGTCTTCTGCAAGATTTTCTATCCAGCTAAGTTGTCCTGATCCATTTGTTTTTAATATATAACCAGTTGAACCATCTGCTTGAGGCCATTTCTGACCATCTAGGATTATGTCTCCAGTACCATGAGGCGTGATTGTAATAGTGCCATTGGTGTCTGTTGAGCTAATTGTATTCCCATTTATATCTATATTATCTACTTTTAGGTTGTCTATCTTACTTGAACTGTCAACTACAATTGCCTTCGATGCAGTCAGTGTTCCTGCTGTAACAGCAGCAAAATTCAATTCAGAATGCGTAGAAGTGACAACACCAGAAATATTGGGGAAGTCAGTCAACAACATGCTTTTGATATTTCTTATATGATCGTCACCTTCTGACCTTGGGTCAGTCCCAAGTGGGTTTGTAGCGTCAAGATCATCTAGGTGGGTTACACTTTCTAAGCCCATTTATTTCTCCTTACTGTAAACCAACATCAATAACCCAAGTACCATTATCTGCGGCAAAGGCTAAACTTATTTTAACTGTATCTATGCCTTCCACATCCATATAAAACCATCCAGTAGCACCACTTAAAGCTGTAAGATTACCAGAAGCTCCCAACATCGGGCTGGTTGGACTTGTAAAATTACCTGATGCTGAAGCTATAGTTGCATAGACTGCATTTGCAGCGTGTGGCTTTGCATAAACCACGAACTGGTCAAACGCCTGTACTGAAGCAGTCACAAGACAGAAAAGCCTTTTATAATTTCTTGTCTGTACTGTTACTGCCTCGACTAAAGCCTGATCGTCTGTCGCATCAGTAGCAGTTTCACTGTGATAAACCATTATTTATTCTCCTATTTTATGCGGATAATGGCCCAGTTGTGAGTCCACCTTGACCGACTATGTACCAGTTACCATTTGTAAAAAGCAGATGCACACTGTCTCCCGGATCGCTAAAAGCTATCGTTGTATAACCACCTGCGTTACTTGGGGTCAGTGTACCAACACCACCATCTACTTTAAGAATGATGAATAAATGCTGTCCTTCCACTCCATCAACTAATGTTCCTGCATTAGCCCCTGTCGTAGTCCACTCTGCAATTGATCCCGTTATTGGGATTGCTCCTGCACCACTTAAAGTAGCCGTTTCAGAAGTCATAAAACCACCTTGAACATCAACTTTACCAGACCCTTTTGGTATTAGATTTAAGCTGATATTGGTGTCACTTCCTTCAGCCGCTAGAGCAGGGCTAGATGCAGAATCAGCGTTATGTACGCCTATATAGTTAACTGGGGTTGATGATTCAGTAAAGATAATATATTCATCACCACCAGCGTCTTTGATTCCTTGGGTTGTGTCAATCATGATAGAACAAGCATCAAAATCAACGTCACCCGTTCCGTTTGGAGCAATCAATAAATCACCATTAGAATCGGTGGTTGATATAGTGTTGCCATCAAGGTCAATGTTATCAACATTAATCGTATTTAGTTTGCTTGAGCTATCCAAAACTAACGCTTTAGAAGCCGCTACAGTACCTGCTGTTACACCATATAGTGCATTAAGCTCGGTATGTGTCGCACTCATAACTCCACCAATGTTTGGGAAGTCTGTAGTAAGTGCTGTTTTTATGTTCCTTATGTGGTCATCACCTTCACTAACTGGATCACCCACAACAGGATTTGCTGCGTTTAAATCGTCTATGTTTGTTACAGATTCTAATGCCATGATGTCTCCTAATCAGACCAAATTTCGTTAATGGTATTCCAGTTTTGTCTTATATTTGCCCAACTCATACCAAGATCAACACTCCATTCAGTCCAGTTATCATCCCAGTTGTCTGAATTTGTATTCCAGTTGTTACTAATGGTACTCCAGTATTGTACTTGTGTAACTCTTGTCCAGTCACTTCGTATAGCTAACGCACCACCAGAATGTCTGTCTTTTGCATCAGCAGACGCTATTGCATCAATTGCCTGATTAAAATAAAGACCCCACATTTTTGCTGACTCTGGGTTTTTAACAAAGGGTTCTGCTTCTAATAAAGACCCATAAAGCAAGAGGTCTGAATGATCTTCTAATAATTTATTGCTTGTGAGGCTGTCCGAAAGGTGGCTAAACTTCCTATAAAACACCATTTCCACGGTATAAACTCCAGCAGGTTTCGGCCCTAAACGCAGTTCGTTACCAATTAAAGTATAATATTTCGGTTTTCCTGATCCAACTAAATCTGTGTCAAAACGCTCTGGGGTAAGATATTCTAAATCATTGTTAGGCGTACCCTGAACGGCAATATGCCGCATCTGTATGTAATTATCAGGCAAACCATAATACTCTTGGTTCGCTACAGTGGACATTTCTGCTCTATGTTCCATAGAACGCACCCTGATATGTCTGTTTATTCTGTCTTCTGCGAGGCTAATAAAATCAGGAATATTATCAGTCAGATCATCTCTATCCAACCAAGAAGCAACAGAAGTTTTTAGTTTTGTGTATGAATCAATAGCCATGTTTATAAGTTACAATCTATAGTTCTAAAAAGGCGGTTGTCTGGATCGTTAAGCCACTTTCTAAAAGCAACCCTATCGAACCAGACACCACTTTTCATTAATTGGTCAACAACGACATTTGGAATAGAAGCTACTTTAGCAAACTCACCAAAACGACCACCACCGCTATTTTTATCAATAGCAAAAGCCTTACGATCCGCTCTGTTCTTTTTGACTATTTCGTTAATATCTTGAAACGTAGACATATGGACATCACCAGTGTTTGTATCAAACCAACCTGTGGTTTTTACCATATTGTTGCCCCAGTCTTCGCTTATTTTAACATCTGCCATTATCGTTTAAACCTCAAAAAAGGTGATGATAAACTGTACCAACAATAACAATTGCCCACATCACCCAATTGTATTCGCATGTAAATTCTTTCATGTGATTCTCCGTATAAAGGGGGGCTGTTACACCCCCCAATATTGGTTTAACCTCCTAGATTACAGAAGGTCTGTTTTAAGATCAGCTACTTTAGCACTAGCTGCTTCGTTACGAGATTCGAGAGTCCATTCCGACAAGAGTAATCTCTTCTCAGCGTCACCCGTCTTAGCAAGGTCATAAACCTTGAAAGGTCGTAAGTAAGCAACAGCCCACATATCTTTCTGAATAATTGAAATAGTACGATCTCGACTGAATCGTGAAGGCACAACTTTCAACTCACCAAAGTCACTAACATAAATATCAGCAGCACCGATAATCGTACCCGGCCCAGTTCCTGACTGCTCACGATACATCGTGGCAATACCACTGAATTGACTTGAGATGTTTTGCTTATTAACAGCACCACAAAGCATCATTTCTGGATCTCCACCAGAAGTCCAAGCTGATTGAATAGCTGATTTAGCCATCGCTTCAGTTAGATCCCGTTGAGTTCCATCGGTGATAACATAAGTAGAACCATCCAAAGCATAACTGGTTCCTGAAGAAACATTACTACTCACCCAACTCTCCAAGGCACGAGTTTTCCGTGTCGTGGTACCAGTGGATGCAACAGGTGCTTGCACTTGACAAAGAGAAAATTCAATGTCTCGTTTTAGCTCCTTACCTTTCTTAGCCACCTGATATGCTATTTCTGATTTTCTGCCTGCTTTTAAAACAGATTCATGTGTACCAGAAATAATCAGTGTTTTAGCACTAATGGTTGTGTAGTTGGTGGGTCTTGTAGTAGCAACTCCAACATCAAGAGTTCCTGAATCGTAGTCTTCACCTTCAAGCTGTTGGTTCCCTGAATTTACCGCAGCCAACGAATCTGTCTGCCATTCATGCGTTGTAGCTGAACATTTAGTTCTGCCGATGTTTGACATGAAGGGTGTTTCCGTTGGTGCGATATTATAGATGACATCTGTGAGGTCTTCACGAATGCCTTTAGCTTCGGTGATGTTGGTCGCTGGGCCAACACCAAAAGTGCTTGCTTTTACTGACATTTTATTTACTCCTTAAAGAACTTAAAAAAGGCTACTACATTAATTCAAAGATAGCAGAAGCTATATCTTCAGTGCGACCACCTCTTTGTTTAGCCAAATTTAATTTAGATTTATATTTTCCTGTTTTACTATCACGAGCTTGGGTGTTCTTACTACCACCTTTAACAACTCTTGGAACCTGCTTTATTTTCCTTGGATTTGACTTTTGAATTTTGTCGTATAACCTAGCCTTGTTTAATATCAACAAGCTCCTATGGTCTGTCACTCCATCCAAATCTTCCTTGGTATACCCGATATTAGTAGCGTATAGTTTAAGCTCTTCGCTTAACTTTGCTCTCTTATCAGGGTTTTTCCAATCGGGCATTTTATCGCCCAACAAATCCATCTCTTTTGCTACAAGTTCCTGATGCTGTCTTGCATATTGCTGTTGCTGTTGTTGAGTAACTTGCTGTTGTTCTTGAGCCGCCCTTTGATGTCTGGTCTCTATATCACGCATTTCTTCTTTGCGTGTCATATAACCAATAGGGTCATCCTCTTTCAACTGTGCCCAGTCAATATTGTTGTATTGCTGGTATTGCTCATTCATCAACTGCTGAAACTGGGTTAATGCCTGATTATACTGTTGACGCTCTTGTATCACAGCATTTTTTTCAGCATCAAAAGCCCTTTTTTCTTCAGCAAGACCTTGAGTTTTTTGGGTGTAATCAGCACCTTTTTGATAGCCATTTTTGAGTTCTTCAAGGTCTACCTGTACCTGCTTACCCTTAACATTCAGGGTGTAGGTTGGTACCTCAACATCGTACTCTTCTGACTCTTCTTCACCTAATTCTGGCTCGGATTCGTCAACCTCTGGCTGTTCTCCTTCTTGTACTTCCTGTGTTTCTTCTGCCGTGGGTTCTTCTGGAGTGTGCCCACGATCTTGGGATGGTAGATAGTCAT